TCTATGATGACATCTATGAGAACATTAAGGTCGCTTTCGTTTGCGCCTTTAAATAATTTTGCCTTTTCAAGCATATTGAATGGCTTACTATAAATGGCATTCTTACCTGTAAGACCCCATTCCTCGACTTCTATAATTTTAGTTTCAAGAGAATCAAAATGTGATTTAACTCCCTCAAAGAAATCTTTTTTTTCAGCCATTCAATATTAAACTGTGCCTCTAGTTAATGCGCCTGTTAAAGTTGCATTAAAACTAGCTTCAATAATACCATCAGTTGGTATGGAAATAGAATTGCTACCAATCAGCCAAGTGCCAGAAAAATAGTAATCGCCTGAATCAGCACCCTCTGGATAAAGATTTAATGCTACTTGTGAACCCTCGATAATTGCGATTTGTCCATTCGTATCAGTTTCATCCCACCAACATTCTGCAGAAACAGTTGCTCCCTTTTTACCAAATTGATAAGTTCTTGAAGTATCGGTTAATGTGGTGTCCTCTATTAATTCTGCAGTAGTATCAATAGTAAAACTTCTCAATTCTGCTACAACATTAGTGCCAACCTTAACAACACCAGAAACTCCTGTGTGATTAGCCATTTTTACTCCTTATCTTTCTTGGGGGTTAATTTTATTACTTTAGGAGTATCAACTTTTGATGTCTTTGTATATCCCATTTTTAAATAATATTCTTCCATATCTTTTGTTACCTGTATGGTATCGCTAGAATTTGGAAGTTTTAAAATAATTGTTCCATCACTCATAAGTTTTACTCCTATTTATTTTTATAGTTTTTATTATACATAGTCAAAATAATTTTTTATATTATGATGTTCCTCTTGTAAATTGATAATCAACTCTTACCACAATTCTCACTCCACCATAAGGAAATATTACTCCCTCATCAGTACCAGCTTCAACAATTTGTGTATTCAAGGCATTACCAGCCCTACTAATATCATCATCTAAAGTTTCTTCGACAACCTCAATTAATTGGTTGCGTAATGTATCAATATTGCTTGTTGTTCCCTTGACAAATCCAACAATGATAAAATCTATCGTTCCTTGTCTTTTTCCTGTTCCCACATCACCTAAAGTACTTACCTCTCTTGTTTCATCTCCTGTTTGCACAAAACAAGCTGGAAATTGAGCATTGGATAATTCCTCTGGGTCAAATGGCTCTCTAGTAATCTTTTTAAATTCAATAGGACTAGAAACTGCGTCTAGTTTTGTAATTATATCACTTGCTATATCTTCTCGTTCACTCATCTTATTCCTGTCAATCTAAAAAAGTGTTGTGCAAATCTTTTTTGCATTTGAACTTCATCTTTTTTACCAATACTAAAGAATGGTCTTATCACTTTACTCTTACCAGCACCAAAGAAATCGTGATAAGCTGCTTTTTTATTCTCTGTGTTTCTTCTAAAAAATAAAATATTTTTATAACCTCTATTCGCCCAAGCTAGTGAACGAAACATTTGTCCTGTATCGGTTAAATCCACAAAAGATGTTTGTCTTCCTCTTTTCCTTCTACTCTTTTTAGTTGATGAAGCATAACCTTGAAATCCGCCACCATCTGGGGATTGTCCTTTTTGTGTTTTTTCAGTTATTTGCTTAACGCCATAAGCTGATACTCTAGCTAATGATTGTTTAATTGCTTTGGGTGTATTCCGACTTATTTTTTTTAAATAATTTGTTGCGTTAATTGTATTGAACTTAATCTTTATGTCTGCAACCATTATCTAACAAGGCGTAAAGAATGAATAGCTTCTTTTTCACTATCGGCAATAGTGCCACCAGCATCTTCATCATATTCCACTCCATCTCTCATTATGGCTTGAAATTCCTCGCTATACCTATCCCTATAAAAATCTATTTGTACTTGAAATGAATCTCGTTCTGTATCCACTTTCCATTTTGTAAGCTGTGGATAAACATATTTCCATAAAGCCATATAGGAAACTGCCATAGTCCATTGTGAATTAGTTAATTTACTTGAGGTCATTTCAACAGAAGTAACCTTTGTAATGTCCTTATATCTTATTTGGTGTCTATATCTTTCCCACCATTCCTCACGAATTTGCCTTAAAACATCATTTTCTGCGAACTGTAATTGATCACCAAAGTCAGTAATGCCAAAACCTAGAATATCTGGTTGTATTTTTTGCAAATCACTATTTGCTACACTAAATTCAGATGTTGCCATTATGCCCCACAATTATCGCAATAATCATTGCAAATACATTTATCTTTATCACAGCCACAAACAGGACAATTCGTATTCATTTTATACCTTTACTAATTTTGGTTTAGTAGCTTTTTTCTTTTTAGGTTTATCTTCCATTAAACTAAAACCTCTCATCATAAAGTTGGCTTGATTAATTTCCCAATCAATTCTTCTGCGTTCAATAATCTTATCGCCTCGTTGTAGCTTAATCATTTCTGTATTACCTGCCTTATTACTTTTCATTATATTTGAATCTATTGCCATAAAATCCTCATTTGTAAGAGGGGAATTAATCCCCTCTAATTAATTAATTTTAGTTAATTACTGATTCGTTTAGCATTTCAATACCATAAGAATCGTGTAATTCGCTTACACCATAAACAGCAGTTGCAACGATTTCATCTGCTCTCAAACTCGCATCTCTTTGAGTTTCAAGTTTTAAGTCCTGCATCATAGCAAGTCCTAAAGCATCTTGTGAGAAGATTCCACCTTTACAATTATCTGTGTCGGTTGTTCCATCAACATTTGAAGTTTCAAATATTTGGACTCCTGCGATTTGACCTATAAAGCCAGTTTTCATCGCTTCATTTTGTAGATCTCCAGCATTAGGATTTACAAAAGTATTTGTTAAAGATTTTTTAACATTGTAAATCACTTTTGGATTGAACACGCCATAATATGGTCCAGGCACTCCACTTTGTCGTAAAGTTGCCACAGCTTCAAATATTTTTGCTATAGTTAGTTCAGTTCCAGTACCGCCCACACTTGTTGAAAAACCATCAAATAATGCAGTTAGATCTGTGTCTATTTTTTTTGCAATCGATTCACCGAACAATTTACCAATATCTGCTCCAACATTTCTTGATGCACTATTTCTAGCTAAATCAGTTAATGTAGTCATAATTCCAATTTCACTTGCTGTTATAGTAACAGAAGTAGGATTAATTGCAGTATTAGATAAATCAGTTGCCTCACTCACAGCGGCAGCACTCACAGTAGCATAAATTGGAACTTCTACACTTTTACCTTGTCCAGTAATCGCATAGTTTTTTACCAATCCACGCATTATAGATTGCTCACTCGCTACAAATAAAGCTTCGGCTATGATTTCGTTATACAGTTCGCTTATCGTCGAACTTGTCGTTTCATTAGCCATAATTTACTCCTTTAAGCTATTTGGTTAAGTTTATGACAGTCGGTTTGGAATCCCTTTCCTTACGATACTCTCGATAAAGTTCTTTATCAGATTGTTTTGTCATATCCAGATCACCCAAGTTTAACGGCTTTGAAGGAGATGGCCGAGCAGTATTTCCCACACTTCCACTACCAGCTGGGGTAGCATTTACGAAGTGAGGATTTAAAGTAAGAAACTCGTTGACATATTCATCAACAGTTAAAAGTTCCCCTGTTCCATTATAGCGAGGTGTCCCATTATTTGCAAGAACTTCAACAACCCCATCATCATTTAAAGATATATCTGATTTTAATAATTTAACAACTTGATCTACATTAACTGCCTTGTGCTTTGAGGCACTACCGATTAATGCGTCATTGATCTTTAGTTGCTGTAATTGTCTTGATAAATCATTAATCTTTGAAGTTGATTCCTCTGCTTGTTGTTTTAATATTTTTTCAAAATCGCCCTTTTGAATTTGTTTTTGTTTCTCTAATTCCTTTTTTTCCTCCAATGCAGATTTAGCTATTTTCAAGTCATTTGTTCCCAACTGCTTATATAGTTTTTCTCGTTCCTTTGATATTCGTCTTGAAATTAAATCCTCAACTTGTTCTTGGGAATAGCTTACAGCATCCTCTGTTTGCTCTTCTTGTGGTGTGTCCTTTACTTCTTCTTTTACTTGTTCCATTTTTTCTTCTGTTTTAATAACTTCGTCAGCCATTGCATTACTCCTTTTACGTTATATCTCTTATATCCCAATCTTTGTCAACAGGCAACCAAGTATGGCGACAGCGATATCCACCTCTTACAATAAAAGGATCACCACTAGATTTACCAGCCCAACTGCCTGTCCATATTGCTCTTATTTGTTTTTCGTTATAAGTATTTCCAACTCTATCTCTGCAAAATCGTCTTGTTGTTCCAACAATAGTGCCTGTATATTTAAAATGTTTTAACCCAGCTTCCTTTGCCTTATGAATTGTAAATTGACCATCAAATTGCATAATGGAATCGTGTGCTAATTGTCCTGCGTGACTTGACATTGGTTTTCCAGCCCTATCTTCCAATCCTGTTACTTTTCCTTTTATATCCTTAACCATATCCCTAAAGGAACGACCAGCGATTGCATTTTGATAAACATTGCTTGATATGTCAGTTAAATATCTATTCGCTAAATCCTCAAAGCCACTAAATGATTGGTATTTTAAGGCATTAATGGTTTCCAAGTCTATCTTTGTTAATGATTTAAACTTATCAGGAATATTCAAAGTTCCAAATTCATTTAAAAATTCATTAACGATTTTATCGTATTCCCTAATAATGGTATCAGCTTCGAATAAATAAGTTTCTTGGATATGTCGTTTAATATCTTTTCGTAATTCAATCGCTACTCGTGTTGATATTAATTCGCCCTCTGTTGCACGTGAAATGGTGCTAATAATTTCCTCTTCAAGATTTTCTAAAGTTTTTTTTATTTGTGCTTCGTGATTATCAGCTAAACTTTCTAATAGTTCTTGTCTTGTCATTAGACATTATCCTATTCTTCTGCCAACTCTTGACCTTCGATGGCTGGTGTAGAAAATTGCCCTATTGTAGTTGTCGCACTATCTATTTCACTATTAATGACAGAAATAACTTCATCCTCATCTACAACTGCCGATACAATCTGCTTGTCTATTTCCTTTGTAAAGGTTTCAGATTTAATTCCACTTGCTTTCGCTTGTTGTAGGAATTGTAAATCACTCGCCCAATCCCTAATATCAAATGTATCTGGGTAATTAATTTCACCATCCCAAACTTTATTCTGCCACAATGCGAACAATGACCATATTCCCTCTTCGGCATTTTCCAAATAATCTGCCTTTTCACTTAACCGAGCATTGAGTAATTGAAACTCTGTTTGTAAAGCTATTCCACTAGCAACTTTGCTTTCAGTTGCCCTTACACTACCCATATGTGCAATTCTATCTATTGCCTCAATTTTATTATGGATACATTTCATTATGCCATCTAAATTTGAGCCACTTGGTTGAATGATGTAAGGTTTTAAATTGCTATCCATATCCTCTGGTATTTCAATAACACTACCAGCACCAGCACTCGCCTCAACATTGGGAGTTTTAACTAAGCTAGGGTGATTGGCTAATCGTATCAGTTGTTCCTTTTCTGAATAATCATTGTAAATGGATTGTTGTAATTGTGCAACATCTGACAAATCACTAATGCCTATTGGTCTTTTACTTGATCGTTGGTTATATAAATTAACTGCTGGTATTTTCTTAATGGGATTAATAATTTCGTCAATTAACTTCGCCTCTTTTTTGCCATAAGCGATATGATAATCCTTTACTTCATAGGTTGAAATATCCTCTTGTGTAAATACTTTTATTATTGCCCTTTCCGTATTAATATCTTCAACAACAACTAATAAATCCAAATAAAATCTTCCACTTAATGCCCTTGAATAATGCCAATTAACAATATTCTCTGGTGTATATATGGAAACATAAGGTCGTATGCCTTGTTGTAGTTCATCTGCCCTTGTTTTTGTATTGACTTGTGGCTTGTCAACTATCGCCCAACAGTTGCCATAGATACTCGCATTGATTTGCATTTCACGCATAATATTATTAAATTCCCTACCATCTAAATCTGCATCCTTGATAAATTCCTCTAATTGAGGATCGCCTTTTAAAGTTCCATAATCCCTACTTGGTGGAACTCTCCATAAAAAGCTGGAATATATTTGAACGACATTTCGACAATGATTATCAACAGGGGTAAATCGTATTCGTTGATCATATTCCTCTGGTGTTTCCAAAATATATTTGTGGAGGTAATATCCATTTTTATAATCTCTGCCACCAAGATAGGAACGAATATAAAATTCCCAATTATCTAAATGAGCTTTATATAATTCGTGCTTTGTGGTTAAAAAATCTCTATCGTATATTGCCATTAACTCCACCTACGAGGCTTGTTTGGTTTAAACTCTCTACGCAGAGGAAAACAATATTCGATAAAATAGCCTAAGGCATCATTAAAATGATCATACCCAGAGTCCTTATCTGGTATATGTGTTCCCTCTTTGTATATCTGTCTTTCTATACTCTTAATCATATTTCTACAAGAATTAACAATATACAACGAGACTTGTCCTTTTGCATTTTTTAATTTTGAATTTACTGCATTAATTCTATCTCTTACAAGTGGTGCAGAATTTCGACAGAAAACTTCCAACCCAGCATTTTTTAATATCGCTAAATCGGTCATACCACCAGCAGAAGTTTTTCTTTGCCTTGCACTTGGATCAGGATAAATTTTAACTTTCATTTTATATCGCCTTTGTATTTCCTCAACAACCTCATTTGTATTGGAACTCCATATTTGTATTTCATCTATTATAAATATTTTATTATCTTCTATTACACAAACAATAGCACACATTGGATCGACATTAAAATCTAAACCTATGTGTAATACATTATATTGTTTTTTGTATTCATCTATCAAGTGTAATTTTCTATCAAAACTATAATAAATCATTCCAGCATAATTAACAAAACTTGCCAAATATTCCTGTTGAAATGTTCGTTCATCTAAATCCAATT